AATGTCAGAAACCGCCAGGGAATGGTTCGAACCAAAGCAATTATCTTTATTGGCAGATCCGATTGATGAACAGTTCAACAAGTTTCATCATGAGAATCCACATATCTATCGTCAATTAGTTGATCTTGCTTATCAATGGAAATCAGCAGGCCACGATATTTGTTCTATTGATTTGCTAATCAACAAACTTCGATGGGAGATTGGTATCAGATCTTCGGGGGACCAATTTGCTATCTCAAACAACTATGCAAGTCGATACTCAAGACTAATTGAGGCAAACGAAAAAGGACTTGCTAATTTCTTTACTAAAAGAACTTTGAAGAGCTCATGGGATTAGAACGCATTGAAACAAAGCGTGGTCACAAGTATGTTCTTGATGGCCAACCTGTGAAAGGTGTTACCACTCTTATTGGATCTGGTATGCCTAAACCTGCACTTCCATATTGGAGTGCAAAACTAGTTGCAGAATATGTCTATGACAATTTTGCAAATCTTCCTAATCTAATTAACCGTGAACGTGAAGAAGCTGTCAAGTTCTTAAAAATGATTCCTTGGAATCAAAGAGACAAAGCAGGAGCACGAGGAACAGAGATCCATTCAATTGCTGAAACTATCATTCATGGTGGAGAAGCAGAAGTTGCTGGCGAGTTTGCTGAATACGTCAACGGCTATGTAGAATGGCTAGATCAATGGGAAGTAATTCCTGTATTGACCGAAAAAGTTATAGCAAACAGAGTTCACGGTTATGCTGGTACTTTTGATGCAATTCTTAAGTTTGGCAATGGTCCATTAGCTGGTAAGACTTATCTTTGTGATTGGAAAACCAGTGCTGGAGTCTATGGCGAAATGGCAATGCAAATTGCAGCATACGCAAATGCAGATTTCTATCTTGATGAAGAAGGCAATGAACAATCTTTGCCTGTTCTAGATGGTTTAGGCATTGTTCACGTATCTGTTAATGGTACAACTTTCCATGAAGTTACAGATGCAGATCTAGCATGGGATTCTTTTCTAACTGTTATTGATTTGGCAAACAGATTAGAACACATTGAAAGTTTATTGACACAAATAGGGGGATTAAATGGACAAGCGTCTTGAAAATTATGTAGATGTACCTCATAGAATTAAATTGTTTTATGAAAAGTATCCAGAAGGTTCATTGCAAATGGATCCTGATCTGCAATTCCAGACAGTCGGAGATCAAGTAATTGTAATAGGCAGAGCTTATGCTTATCGCAATCCACAAGATGAGAAACCAGGTGTTGGTACTGCTCAAGAATATTTGCCTGGTAAAACTAACTTCACTAGAGGTAGTGAAATACAGAACCTTGAAACTAGTTGCTGGGGCAGAGCAATTGGAGCATTAGGTATAGGAATCGATAAAGCAATTGCAACTAAAGAAGAAGTAGAACTTGCAATTGAACGCAATAAACCAGATAAAGTCATGATGAAACGTGCAAATCCTGGTCTGAAGCAAATAGTAGAGTTGCTAGGAACACAAGGCATCACGGAGAAGGATGCAATCCTAGCGGCAGTACGCGGCCTAGTAAGCCGTGAAATAAGTTCGAGTAGTGACTTAACTGATGATGAGATTGCTCTTATCATTAAACACCTGGCGGTTGTTGAGTCATGACTCGAATGTCTTGGGACAAATATGGATTGGAGATTGCGAGAGCAGCCTCCTATCGCAGTGAAGATCCATATCTAAAAGTTGGTGCATGTGTTCTACGCGGGGATAGAAGCATAATTAGCATCGGCTACAATGGGGCTGCGCCTGGCGTCACGATTCCGTGGGAGGATAGAGACGCTAGGCGTGGTTTTGTGATACACGCAGAGGTGAACGCATTGCGTTATTGCACACCAGATCAAACAAAAAATGGCTATATGTATTGTACTCATCATCCATGTTCTGAATGTATAAAAGTAATTGCTAGTTATGGAATTACTTCTGTCATGTATTCTGATCTGATAGATGGAACAATTTACGATCTAGGTGCCATTGCTGAGTTAGCAAGAACATGTAACATTTCATTAAAACAGGAGGTAAAACCGTGAGTGCTTTACAAATGATTTTAGATAATCAAAGAAAACTACAACTTAAGTCATATGGAGTAGATGTTACTACTCTTGATGAAGAACAACGAGCTCAATACATTCGTGACATGTCCTTGGCTTTAACAGATGAATTGCATGAAGCATTGAATGAAACTGGTTGGAAACCATGGGCTACAAGTCGGCATTTCAATCGTGCTGCTTTTGTAGGCGAAATGATAGATGTGCTCCATTTCTGGGCTAATTTAGTCTTAGTTGCAGGTGTTAATGAACAGTCCATTCTAGATCTTTACTTTGAAAAGGCAGATAAAAATGCTAAACGCCAACTTACAGGTTACGATGGAGTTCAAGGTAAGTGCAAAACCTGTGGACGAGCATTTGATGATGCAGCTGTTCTATGTACTCCAATTGCTTGCGAGCACATAGAATGAAATACATATTAGATGATGTAGTTACCTCATTTACAGATCGAATTGCTAGTCATAGATCTGCTTGGCCAAGAATGCAGAAGTGCATGGTCGATAATGCTTTTAATACTAAATCTGAAATTGCTTTTGGCAATGACCAACTTGTCAAAGAAGGCACATGGTTAGTATCAACTCCGATGGAATTCAAAGGTGAGGTCTTTAATCTATTTGGTGGTTATACTCGAGAAACTAGAGACAGAATTGCAAGAGTTTTAGATATGGATCTTTCAAATATTAAAGCTTTGGATATGCCTATTGGTGACATTGAAAGAATTTTACGTCCACGTGCTGCAAAGACTGATTTTGATTTTACAGAATCAGAATGGACTAAGATTCGTGATCTGATGAAATGCGAAGTTATTAAACATGAAGATCTTGTTTTGGACATTCAGCGAGTAGTTATTGGCGACTCTCATTCAATTTCTAGATACAGAGCAAACACGGTTGTTTATCGTCATGATGGTTTGACTTTACATGGTTTAACTGAAAGAGGAATAGAACCTTACCTTCCTGATTATTTTGTACCTCATTTAGTAATTTACGCAGGAAATGTAGACATAAGACACCATTTATGCAGACAACTAGATCCTGAAGGTTCAGCACGTAGATTAGTTAGTAATCTTAGAATGCATTTAGAACACATGCAGCAAAAAGGAAAAATAGGAACATTTGAGGTTACTGCTCCATATCCTATTGAGTTCGAAGAGCGTAAAATTCCAAAAACAGGATTCTACAAAGGCACAGCTTTTTATGGGTCTCATCCTTCACGTGACAGAGTTCGTCAAGTTATGACCAATGAAATGAAATATCAATTTGACAATGTTCATGAGTGGCCAACAAATTGGTACATGATTGATCCAGAAGACTATGCTAAAACTTACATGGAAAAACCTGGATCTGTCCATTTATCTCCTGAGTTCTATGAATGGGACTTAGTTAATAATTACGAAAACTTTTCTCCTGAAGTATATCCAGGGAAGTTATTAGATGTCTAAAATAATTGAAACTATTTATTGGGAAGACTTTAAGAAGTATTACGAAAAGGCTGTAGTTTTGCAAACAATTAACATTGCAAGCGAAAACGGACGTGATACATCTCAAGATCTTCATGTTGATGATCCATTGCAGCATCACATAACTATTTATGACACAGTAGATCGTGAGTTTGCTGGATTTAGCAATGCTATACAACAGATTTGGTATGGCTCTAATAATCCAAAAAAGTGGCAAATTGACAGTCGTTTTGACGGTTACAATTTACACACAATGGATTGGTTTTATCTATTTATGATTCACAGAGTTACTGGATCAGGCGCTTCCTTTAGTTATGACCATGGATTTAGAAATAGCATACTTTCGGATATGGCTCTGAAAACAGATAACATGATTCATATGAGAAATTATGTATTAAGTGAAATGAGAACTGGTAGACCAATATTTACGAGCATTGGTAATCAAATCCCACAATTTCCAAAACCAAATGCAGAATATCCACGTGGATCTCAACTCTATATCTCAGAATATATGCCGCATTTAGTTAAAGATTTTTATACTCATTTGTCTTACAATCCATTGACAATGTCAATACGAGATGGAGTAGATTGGATAAATGAATGGCACAAAGCTCAAGGTCTAAAATGTTTTCACTTTGTAATGACCGCATTTGTGATGGATGTTGCTCAGTATTTTCCTGATTTAATAGATCCATGGAGCAGAGTTAATTACGGTTCTAATGCTATCCAAGCATTGAATTTAATTTTTAAGAATGAAGGTTATAAGCAAAAAGACTTTCTAGATGCTGCAATGGATCGTATTTGCGAGGAATTTAGATCTCCATATGACCCACGTGACCATCAAAGAAATCTAGGAAAAGGTTTAAGCCTAGAAGATGTTGCTTGTGACTATGTCCGATATGTTGAATGCTATGTACCAAAAGGTTATGAACATCTCAAACCATGGCAAGTGACAAACAAATCACTTATACCTCATCACACAAAACATTGGACTTACAACAAACATTTGGAGGCTCACAATGTTTAAGATAACCACAGATTCGTCAAGTAAGTACTCACATCGGCATAGAGACCAGTGGTTAGATCTTGCTGGTGATTGGACTGATGAAACACAAGCGCCAAATATAGGTACATTTCATGGAGCAACAATATGGGATGATTCTGTAACTGGAGTTGGCACAAAAGGTCGATGGGGAGATCTATTAGTTAAAACTATGGAATCAGATCATTTAGTTTATGTACAACCAAGAGTAGGTTGGGCAGGAGTTTCGTTAGCTACTCTTGCAAAGAAATATAACAAAAAGTTAACATTGTTTATGCCTTCCTCAAAAGTGGTCAGTGACCATCAATTAGTTTGCATTGAAAGAGGAGCAAATCCAATCTTTCGAAGAATTGCAGCAATGCCAGTTCTCAACAAATATGCCAAAGATTGGGCAGAACAAAATAATGCTCAATTTGTGCCATTTGGTTTAGATCATCCCCTAGTTGTTGCGGCTGGAGTTAAATCTACAATCCAACAATGGGGAGACCGAGATGAACCAAGAGATGTTGTATCAGTTATTAGTACAGGAGTTCTCACAAGAACTCTCCAAATTGCTTGGCCAAATGCAACCTTCCATGGAATTGCAGTTGCAAGAAACCTACATCCAGGAGAGATTGGAAGAGCGGACGTTACAACTTACCATAAAGCTTTCAGAGAAAAAGCTGACTATGCAGACAAAATCAATGAGGAAATTAACTCCGCACCAACATATGATTGCAAAGGTCTAGAAAGGTTTATGTTGGACAAAACATCTGCTCCTAAAACACCTTCAACTTTATTGTGGAATGTAGCAGGTGACGTAAAACCAGTTACAATGGTCCATTCACAAATCGATAGTTTTAGAGAATGGGGTGAGTTTAGATGATAACCATTATCGAAGGTGCAGATGGCACAGGTAAAACAACTTATGCTCAAAAATTATCTGAAAGATTCAACGCAAAGTATTTACATGCTGAACAACCAAAAACAAGGTTGTGGTCTGATGAATACATTCGACCAATTACTTCGTCAAATATGATTTTAGATCGTTGGCATTTAGGTGAAGTTGTTTGGCCTAAAATCTACGGTCGACAATCATTATTTGATGAAACAACATTTGATTATTGCAATTGGGAACTTGCTAAATTAGGAGCTAGGTTAATCTTACTTACTAGATCCGAAGATGCAATAGCAGAAGAATTATTAAAACGAGGTGAAGAATTGCAAATAGATTATGTTTTGCATTCTAGATCTTTATTTGTAGAAGCCTTCAGACAAGTTCGATACTTAGATAAAAAAATAATTCATAGTGAGGTGGTTAGGTAATGCATATAATTACAGAAAATCCAAGCGAAGCTTTAGAGTTAGCAACTCAATATGTTATCGAGTACGGTGAAGCAATATCTCCTCGTGGAATGGTCACTAGAGAGCTTCTTAATGTTACTTTACAAGTTGAAAAGCCATGGAACATACCTGTATCGATGGAAAACCGTAAACTTAACCACAATATTGGTATAAAAGAAGCATTACAACTAGTTGGACAAGTTACTGATCCAGAAGCAATGACAGATACGAGTCAAGTTTTTGGAAAGTACATGGATAATGGAATACTTCATGGTGCTTATGGTCCACGCATTCACGGTAATCTCAATAAAGTCGTAGATCAATTGAAAAAAGATTACTCTACAAGACAAGCAGTTTTAACTATATTTGACTCAAATAAAGATCTTAATGTTGATGTAAAAGATGTGCCTTGTACATTAAATCTGCAGTATTTCATCAGAGACAATAAGTTAATTGCTAGAACAAACATGAGAAGCAATGACGTATTTCTAGGTCTTCCATATGATCTGACTCAATTTATTGCATTACAAGGTGCAATTGCCAAGGCTTTAGACATTGAAATGGGTCAATATGTACATGTTGTAGGTAGTTTACACATTTACGATGAACATATTCCACAAGCTCAATGGATCAAAGCATATTTTAATGGCTCATTTAAGGATTACGAACCAATGTGGACTGGAAACACAATTGGCGAGATTAGCCACACTGCTAGATCTATACTAAAAGGCAACATTCCAGATCATTTAACTCGCTTTGAAAGATTCTTGGCAGGTAAAATCAATGACTGAACCAGTTGCTAGATGTGAAGCATGCGGAGCATGGACTTATCTCTATGCTTTAGATAAACTTATGGGTAATCCGCATTTTTGCATTGATTGCAAGGCTAAACAGAAAGGGAAACGCCGTGTTGCCTAATCAAACCGAAGTAGTTAAGCGATTAAGCGAACTTTCTCGTATGCTTGATGCTGCAACAGATGAAATTGCTGCCAGCGATGATAAAGCAGTAAAAGCGAAAGGTTCTTATGAGGTTGCCTATGCAAGATCTTTTCTGCAATCAAATGGATCGATGGACGTCAGAAGACAAGAGGCAATTTTGGCTTGCGCTGATTTACGTTTAGCAATGGAAATTGCAGACGCAGAAGTAAGAGCAATTAAAGAACGAATAAACACTTTAAGATCTCAAATATCTATTGGGCAATCACTTTCAGCCGCAATTAGACAACAGTTCAGTGCAGAAGGTGTTGGTCAATATACATGAGAGCGAGAAGTAAAAAAATGGCAAAGAAGTACATTCAAAGACGAATTCTAGTTAGATATATGCTAGAAACCTATCCAATGTGCCAACGTTGTCATGTAAAAGCATCAGAGGAAGTGCATGAAGTTAAAAGTAGAGCGCGTGGAGGATCTATCCTAGAAGTCGAAAACTGCCGAGCTCTTTGCCATAATTGCCATTTTTGGATTACAACAAATCCAGCCGAGGCTCTTAAAACGGGTTGGCTAAAAAACTCGTGGGATGCATAGTGGCTAATTTGTCAAGAAAAAGACGTGGGCGTGAAACAGAACTTATCTTTGCTGAATATCTAAAAAAGGAAGGTTGGTTATATGCTGAAGCAAGTAGTTCATCAGCTGCTGGCACTGATATAAAAGGAGTTATCGGTGTTGATTGGGAACTAAAGGCTAGAGCAGACTTTGATCCTAAATCAGCAATGAAACAACAAGCAAAAAGAATAAAAGAAGGCGTAATCCCCATCGCTGTGTTAAGACAGAATGGACAAGGTGAAGCCGACATTGAGAATTGGCCAGCATGTGTTCCAGTAAGCATAATGATCCAATTACTCAAAGAAGCAGGTTATTTGTGACGATTCGAGACTTAGAGTTTAAGGTAGAATCAGCTGCTTGGATGAAAGATGCTAATTGCACTGATCCAAGCATTGATCCTGATTGGTTTTTTCCGGATAGCGAACATCCAACCAATTTAGAACAAAGAGCAGCTTTAAGTATATGCCAAAATTGTCCAGTACAAATGAATTGTCTTGGATATGCAATAAAACATTGGCCAGTGTATGGAGTATGGGGTGGCATGAAGAATAAAGACATCAAAGATCTAGTCCGACAAATAAAGGAGCAAAAATGAGTGCAGCAATAACAATTAAAGGTCGCGTTGGTAAAGATATGGACATTAAGTTTACACAACAAGGTAAAGCTTATGTTCCATTTAGCGTGGTGTCTAATACACGAAAGAAAGTTAATGATGAATGGGTAGATGCAGACACAAGTTGGTGGGAATGCAAAGCCTTTGGAGGTTACGCGGAGGCTCTTGTAGATAACATCAAACGAGGCGATCTGGTGCT